CGCTAACACGTCGGCAAAAACAACGGGCAAAGGTACGCCGGTCGATGTCGACGGTTCATTAGGTCAAGCCATACGTGCCGCCGGTAATCTGTTTAAGGTGTTAGTGCATCGACTGTTAGAAAATCATAATGAAGTGTGGCTAATTAACGTTCGAGGAAATCACGACCCAGACGCGGCGCTTTGGCTCAATGAAATGATGAACCTTTATTATGAAAACGAGCCACGCGTGAAAGTATTCGACAACTTTAATAAATGGATGTCGTTCACATGGGGAAAGAATCTAGTTGTCATGCACCACGGCGACAAGATGCCGCCCGATAAATTGTATCAGGCAGTCACTCGAGACTATGCGGAGGAATGGGGAAAAACTAAACATCGGTTTTGCTGGCATGGGCACATTCACCACAAGCAAACCGTCAAAGAATTGGGTGGTTTAACTGTCGAAAGCTGGGGGGTTTTGTGTCCACAGGATAGCTATCATTCGGCGCACGGCTACGGAGCCTCGCGTTCTATGAGTTGCGTGGTATTGGATAAAGAAACCGGCGAGCACAGCAGGTTTAGGGTAGGAGTAGATGAGGTTATATGATTCCTTTCATTGCACTGACACTAGCAAACGGCGGCACAGCTCTAATTAAAACGACGGAAATTAGCGGTGCAACGAGCGCACCCAATGATAACGCGACTGTGTACGTCACCGGATGGGCAGAGAAAGGGATTGTTGTTGACCTAAACGTTGAAGAATTCGCAGAGGTTTGGATGACCGCATTGTTTGACGAGGTAGAGGTTGAGTATGAAATCACACGTTCCGCAAATGAGTTGCACTGAATGCTTCAAAACCATGGTGCCGCAGTTCAAGAGTGAATATCCGCACCGGCTTGAGGGATGGTCATGCGATTGTGGAAACAGCGAGAAAGCGATTCTAAGAGAACGCCAATACACGAGGGCAGATGATGGGAACGATTAGGATTGATGCCGCTGATAAATATTTCAGCAAGGCAGTGCGCTTGCGCGACAAGAATACTTGCAGGCATTGCGGGAAGGAAGGAAGGCAAGAGTGCTGTCACATTATAGGCAGGGCGAATCGGCGCGTGCGATGGTCAGCCCATAACGCAATTGCCATGTGCCACTATTGCCACCGGTATATGACCGCTAATCCGCTGGATTTTTACGCGTTTCTGGAGGGTGAATTAGGCGCACCCCATATAGAGAATCTGCGCCTTGTATCTAATGAGATTTATAAAACCAACCAATCTCTACGCAATGAGATTGCCGCACATTATCGTGAACAGGTTCGGCAACTAGAGCAAGATGAGAATCATGAGTTGCTGAGTTGGAATTAGCCCAGTTCTTTAGCTTGCTTGCTCTCAATTTTTTAAGAGCGGAACGTTCAAGCTGGGCAACACGAACGCGAGAAATGCCCAACTCGTGGGCAATCTCGTCATGTGTCATGGGTAGGTCGGGAACAATGGGACGCGCTAGCCTATTCATCCTTCCCCCAAACAATCGCGCTCGGCGAATGGTTATCAGCGGGTTGAATGGTAGTGACGGGAACCCACCAATTTTCGCCCTCGGCTTTAACTAATACCTCGCGACACCACATTTTATGATTAGAGCGAACGCCCTGGACAATTGCCGTATCAGCGACCGCGCCACCAATCCAAAATTCTACTGTTTTACCTATCATTTTATTTCCCCTTAAGATTTGTTAGTTGATTTTTTTGCGAACTCAAATGCGGCGGGATAGCTTTTGAACACGCGACGGAACGCGTCAATTTCCTCGCCAGATTCTTGGTCAATGCAAGTTGCAATGTACACAAAGCCGTCGTGGTCTGAGAACTCCCCGTGCGATTCAAACTCGCGGATGATTACTGAAAGACCCTCGGAGTCTACGTCGTTTAGAATGTTAATAATTTCCATATTGTTTTTTCCTTTTGTAAGGGCCGCTTATGCGGCACTATCACTATACGTTGTCATTAAAACGCTAACGGCATCATCAAAACTACGCTCACCGCTTACAAGCTCAAACATACCGTCCTGATGGCGCTTGAATGCCCTGTAAGTGTTGTCGCCGTCAGCCTTCATAACCGCAACGAAGTGAGAATAAACATCAGACTTTGTTGGGTTCCATTGAGTAAGTGATTCATTCCAAACTACATCACCAAACTGAACCACTTCATCCCGCGTAAAAAAATTAGTCATTACCCTTCTCCCTTGGTTATTTACCTAGACGCCTCTCGGCGTTTCGCTGGAATCTCACCAGCTCATCAGTAGGTTTGTGCGACCTTTAGAAGTAAATGCCCAGCGCTCGCGCATCGACGTTTAGTTCGTCTTGGGTTGGCTCGCGTCCCATGAACTGCCGGTACGCATTTGAACGCGCTACGATGTAATCCGATGCAAGTTTAAATCGGCCATGCGACGCCGCGCGCTCGTGTCGATTGTAGATGGGGCAAACCTCGCTCGTGTCAGGATTCTCGCCCTGCTCGAGCATGTTCAAGAAGCGCACGTCACCGGCCAAATTAGAAGCACGCATTGCGCTGTACAGTTCATCGAATAGCGTGCGTCCTGTAGCGGGATTCACTTCACCCAAGAATACGCCGGTTGAAACGTCGAAAATTTGTAACTCAGTAGGTAGGTTCATAGTGTTTTCCTTTTAGGTTAAAAAGCCCCCGAAGGGGCGGTATGTTATCGGTAGTAGGCGCGGACAATTGAGTTATATTGGTAATCCTCGCCGATGTATTCAACAACGCGGGCCGCGTCGGTGTAGTCATTGCCGGTCTCTTTTTCCCATTTATCGAGAAGCGCATTCGCCGCGAGTTCGGCTTGCTCGTTTTCGTTTGCCTCGTATGAGCGGGGAACAATAGTGCTCATGGTGCCCCCGTGATGAGAGATGATTGCTTTGTAACGTGAACCCTTGTTGCTAGTTGGGCCCATATATTTGACAGTGATAATAATCATAACTTTTTCCTTTTTGGTTGCTTAGTGATGCACACTCGAGCGAGTGCACATTAGTAAGCAAAGCCCCCGCAGGGGCTGTAATGTTTAATAACTACCTTCGCCGTTGAAGGTGCCGAACTTCGCCGCTATGCGACGTTCTGGCACATCCTCACCGCGAGACTCAAGCTCTTTCGCAATGTAATGCGCTCGGCCATCGTTCATTTCGGATTTGTGATGACCGCCAGCTTGCATTGCTGTGGTACAGCAGTTTGCGTAACGGCGGAAAAGTTGCTCGGTTGTCATTTCGTTATATTCCATAACGTTCTCCTTTTTTGGTTGATGCCGCTTACGCGGCTTTTTCGATTGTTTGCTTGTAAGTTGGAAGCTCGATGCCGAATTCCTCATATAGTGCGATGACAGCGTCATCTGATGTCTTGATGAGCCTTCCGTATTCTTGCCAATCGCCGATATCAAGCCGCTCCCTCGCCATGTCTTGCCAAACCATGTGGCGAGTAAAGAGTTCTTGAATTCGGTCAGCGATGTCTTTTTGAAGTTTCATAACGTTTTCCTTTTTGGCTTAGTGATGAACACTCGGAATTGAATGCTCATTAGTAAGCCTGTGATATCGCGTCTCTCGATTGGCGATGCTTGACCGGCTGGTTTCGAGTACTCGCTTGTCGCTTTCCAAGATGGCGAGGGGGGTGGCCTGCGGCTCCCGACATCCCCGTCCATGTGAAGAAGTAAATCACACATTCTGTTAGTGGTGCAACCCTTTTTGTTAAAAAAAGTTAAATTATTTTTAAAAAGTGAGGTTTTATGCGGGTTTTGGTATAATAAAAAAATGAAGCTGACATATGAAAACGCTCGAGAAGCTGCCCAATTGAACGCGCGCGGAGTCACTATTGACTCTCTATCTCACATATTCAATGTCGCGCCCAATACTATGGCGAAATACATACGAGCTTATGAGAGATATGGAAAAAGCTTTTGGTCACGCTATCCAACTGAGGAAACCCGTAATGACTGATATGCGCCACAAGTTAGATAAAGAGACGCGCGAGAGACACTTTCCGAATTACGATGGCGGGAAAGGTAGCAAGCCGCGCAAGTCGACGCATAAAACGCGCACTGCTTACTCTGAAGGATGGAACCGTATATGGGGAGATAAGAAGTGACTAGGGATACAAGAACCCATAAACAACGTAACAGGGCGACAAGACAAGAAGCTTTAAGAGAGCAATTGGCGTTACAGAAGCACGAAGAGAAAGCCGTTGAAATTATTAAAGATTTGATTGATGCCGACAATGAATATGACTCTCTCATGATTCGCCGAAAAGAAATCGCATTGAACGGCCACTTAAAGCTTATGGCGAAGTACATACCGGACCTCAAAGCTCAGGAAATAACGGGGCCCGATGGTAATCAAATAACGCTTCAAATCGCGCGTAAACGCTTCGACTAAATGCCAACCATTGAATACGTGATGAGGCCGCAAGATAAGGTGCTAGAGCAGTTCGCTGACTGCCGTGCACGTAACAGCTTCATCATGGGCCCGCTTGGGTCGGGTAAGACGGTACAGGTCATATTGAAGCTATTGGAGCTTATGTGCGAACAGCCGCCCGTTACGCGTGAATCGCACCCGAACTATGGCTATCGCCTTTCACGCATCATTGCCGCACGTAATACCTACAGCGAGCTGTTCTCTACCACGATTAAGGATTGGCTCGAGATTCATGGCGACTTGGGGCAGTTCCGCGAGGGTAATAAACAGCCTCCGACACACTCGATTGAGTTCAATCTCACGGACGGGACAACGGTAAAGAGCGAAGTGATATTCATCGCGTTTGATAGGCCCGACCATGTGAAGAAGGCGCGCGGTATACAGACAACGTGGGTGTGGCTAAACGAGACGAAAGAGCTGTCAAAGTCCGTGGTCGATATGCTCGACCTGCGATGTGGTCGTTACCCGTCGATGAAAGAGGGGATAAAGCCGAAACACTATGGGCTAATCGGTGACACCAACGCGCCGCATGAGGACAGCTGGTATTACAAACTAGCGGAGGAAATAAGACCCGAGGGGTGGGCATTTCATAGGCAAGCTGGGGGCGTGTATCGCGAGGCGGATGGATGGTATCTAAACGAGGAAGCTGAGAACCTCGCTAACCTTCCTGAGGACTATTACAAGCGCGGCCTAGAGGGTAAGTCCGACGATTGGATAAAAGTAAATCTCGCGAACGAATACGGCTTTGTATCGAGCGGGAAGCCCGTGCATCCCATGTACACGGACAGCGTGCATTGTGCGGGTGTTGATTACGTGCCCAGTAAAGATATCCCGATTGTTCTCGGCTTTGATTTCGGAAGGACCCCAGCTTGTGCGTTTTTACAACGCGATAACATGGGGCGCTGGCACTGCTTCGATGAATACTGTTTGACCGATAGCGGCGCGGTAGATTTTGCACCCAGTCTCAAGCGCTATATTGACGGCCAATACCCCGAGTTTAAGTTTCGCGGAT